TCAAAAATCTGCCATTGCTTTCCTTGATCCAGGGTTTGGTGGCGATAGCTGTGTCTTATGCCTAGCTGAGATCGGTGACATCATGTCAGAAGATGGGCACAACACTGGCAGACAAGGCATCCAGGTCTTAGACTTCCAGGAAGTCCAAATAGACCCCCTCCTAGACACCACCATTGAACGCCAGATCACAGACAAAGTGGTCGCCACCTGCAAAGCACACAACGTCGCACCGCACTACTTTGGCCTCGACGCCACTGGCATTGGCAGGGGAGTAGGCTCCTTCATCCACGAAGAGTGGAGCCCCCAAATCCGCAAAGTAGAGTTTGGAGGCATGGCATCAAATCGCACTGTCCTACCTGATGACACACGCACAGCACGAGAACTCTATGACCGCTTCGTCACTGAGCTCTGGTATGTCACACGAGAAACACTCCTAGCAAACCAACTCAAAGGTCTGAACACCACCGTAGTCGCTCAAGGTTGTGCACGCTGCTACAGCCTCAAGGGCAGGCGCATCAGTGTGGAGAAGAAGGAGGACATGAAATCCAGGGTTGGCTACAGCCCTGACCACTTCGATGCACTCACAGGCATAGTCGAAGTGGCGCGTCTCAATGGCTTCAACATCTCCAAAAAGGACGCTGTAAGGCGCACACGCCATGAATTGAACGACATATTGAGTGCAACACAGCACAAATCACTGGGATGGGGCGAGGAAGTAGCACATTTCTCAGAAGGATGGGCTTCCTAATGCATCCTTACAGAGACAATACAGCGTCATAAACTCCTCATTTTCAATGCTTTATGTAGAATTCCTGTATTCTGTATTGTGATTTACTAAAAAAATTATTATTAATAATAGAAGGTAGAAAAACCGTGAAAAAAACTTTCCCCAAACTGCCTACAGCAATACAGGCACATGCCCTAAAGCCTTGCTAGACAAGGCTTTTCGCGCTGTATTGTCCCCAGAATCTAATACAGGAATCGCCTATTTCTTTACAGCCAGACCCCCCACCTTTTTGCGCGATTGCCCGAAGTACCCGATGACAAACACAATACAGGCATCGACAATACAGGATTTTGTGCTAGCTTAGGGCATTATGACAAAACAGGAAGAACATACACAAGGGTTGCTAGAGTCGCTGGCAATCTGGGCACGCTATCAAGACGGGTGGAGTTTTGACGGTTGTCTTGCAGCCTCAGAACAGACGCTAGCCGAAGCTGAGCCCTTTTGCCATTGGTTGCCTGCGGCTCTGGGAGAAGGCTTCGAGTATGACCTAACTTTGCTCCCTTGTGGAGCTCTGGAGTTTTCTGTCTTCGTGCGCCCCTTATTTTCTGTGCATGCTATGTGCAGTGGGCAAGATAAGTGGGAAACCTACGATCAATTTAACTATGTGTTTAACCGTCGCAGACACTGGAAGACAACCGAGCAAGTAATAGAAGAACTGAAGAGACTACTGGCTTAGGGCATTATGAAACAGAGAGCAGAGCGTGAAGCAATTCTGGGGTTACTACCATTTGTGGTTCAGAAGCTGGCGGAAAATGCCAAGAACAAGGACTCCACTCTACGAGAGATCATCACTAGTAAGCACGTTCTCTGTGAAAGTGAGACGTTCTACTTTGAGGATTACCCTTCAGAGGACCCCAACGCACCCAAGCCAGATTGGAGCCAAGTGCATGTATTGTGAAACCTTGACTATACAGCCACTACAGGGCATAGTGATAGCGCAATGAAGAAGGAAGACAAAGGTCAGGGCAAAGTTAAGGTTTCTGCCTCTGATGATGAGCTTTTGGCTCAATACCCAGATATCTACTACATCACCAGCACAGGCAAGTTTGTCGTGCCGAAGAAGGAAGATGGAGGATACCTAGTAGTCAACAGAACCACTTTCATGGATTTGTTGCTAGGTGATCCCAATCTGGGCCTTTTGGAGAAGGTGCCTTATTCTCAGAAGGAATGCAAGCCAATACTTGCGGTAATTGTGAGAAAAAGGAGTGTGGACATTGTGTGCAATATTGCCGGGTATAAGAGGGGTGTGCATGATCTGAGTGGGGTAAAGGTGTTGGTGCCGCAGGGTTACACGCCACCACCGATTAAAAAGGGTGAGTTTGGCTTCCTCCATGCGTTCTTTTCGTGGATGGCTCCAGAGAATCGGGATGCTTCGTTGAGTTGGCTGAAGATGGCAGTGGACAAGATCCACAACGCGAAAAAGCGGCATTTGCAGGCATTACATTTGATTGGTCCTGCCGGCACCGGGAAGTCTCTGTTGCTGGCGGTGATTAAGGGCTGTATCGGGGCAAGTGCGAACCCGTATGAGGCGTTTGCTGGGAAGACAGAGTTCAATAGTGAGATTCTGACTAGTCCCTTGTTGCTGATGGATGACATGCCCAACATCGAGAAACATCGGTATAGCCAGTTCTACAACAACATGAAGCACGTCATCATGGCCGATGAGAAGCGTTGTAGGTTTCTGTATCAGGACGGGTTTACGGTGTCACCCATTCAGGCCATAGCTGTGAGCATGAACACTAGCAATGGGAATTGGATGTCTCTACCGACTTATGAGAATGCGATGCGGGACAAGTTCATGGTGCTACTGCTAGATAAGTGCTACACGAAGTTGCCAGGGTTCGAGCACTTGAACGACAAGGACGTGATTGCGGCGCAGCTTGTGAAGGAGATGCCGGGTTTCTTGTATTGGTTGATCCATGAATATGCGATACCGGAGCATCTGCTCCCAAAGTGTGCGGCTGAGCAACGTTATGGACTGCACTCGTTCTGGAACGAGGAGGTCATTGAGCATTGCTCAGAGACAAGCCAAGCGGATAAGTTGTTGGAAGTCATTGATGCCTACATGGAGGCAAACAGCAAAGATCAGTGGAATTTTATGGCGGACAACTTGAGACAGGTCATTCAGTTCCGGCCAAACAAGGAGGACTACAAGGATTTTCTAAGTAGCACAAGGGTCATTGGGCAGCAGCTCAGGGAGTTGGCACAGGAGAGGCCGACACGCATCAAACGTGGAAGGCGTAGAGAGTCAGGCTATGAGTGGGTAGCTTTTGCGAGATGAGCATCATTGCGTTATTTGCTGTGCTTGTGGGGTTGTTTTTGGTTGGTTATGGGTTACACTATCAGGAATGAAAAATTTTAGCTGCTCGTAGTGGCTAAGCAACAGGAGAAAAAATTATGGAAAACACGAATAGTGACACGACAGATAAACCCATCACGCTTTGGGCTACTACCGATAGATCTACTGAGAAACTAAGTGAAGAGGAAGTGCCTCACATTGTGACTCAGACCAAACAGTTCAGAAAAGACTTGGATGCTATACTTCAACGAATGTTGAAAGCCGAGACTGATCGTGAGTCGCGGGAACGGGTTTTATCGTATTCCAAATTGCAAGAGGCGATTTTGTGGCTAGGTATGGATCTGAAGGCCATGCGAGAAGAAGGCGTGGCTGGGTGCGATAATCCTTATCCACAATCTTACAATCCTGCAAGTGCAGTCATCGAGAAAACTGCTGATGGGCTGAAACTGTAGGATGAAAAGAACACAAAAGCTCGATGATGAGCGCGAGATCTCTTTGGGGATGGAGTTGAACGGTAAGCCTGGGTTCGTGAAGGCAGGCACGCTGAGGACTACGGAGGCTGATAAGGAGAAAACGAGCTCCAACATCATGGCCGCGAAGTTTGACGCGGAGGTGGAGGCTGCTGTCAATTCGTTCTTGGCTCAAGCTGAGGAGATCGCGCAGCATGTGCTTGCTAACGTGGCTCCTCATAGTTTTTGGGAGGCTTACGAGGAAATTGAGCAGAAGGACAAGCAAAAGCTGATGCTTGACTGGATTGTAGAGAATCAGTTTCAGGTTATTCTTGACTGGGACAACCTCAAGATTGTCATTAAGATGGGGGGTAAGGTGTTGTTGGACGTGGAAGCAACTCTACCGGCTGAGTTGAAGTCTGCTGTGATTGCGAGAGGGAAACTGATGACTGCCATCGACGATATGAAGGCTGGGAAGTTTTAGTAGCTCATAAGAGCTAGCTATTAGTGAACAAAACAAAAGAAAACAAAATATATGAGTAATCAAAAAGAAAAGACATTGCACAATTCTAACCTAGAGGGAGCTAGAAAGAATGTTCCAGATATTCAGGTATATGGAGATCCAGGTCAATGGGTTTGCTTGTCTAAAGCTTCCAGCAAGTCAGAGGGCTGGATGAAATCAACAAAAGCTATGCCCGTAGAGGGTGCTGGAGTTATTGTCCAGGTCACAACACAACAAAGAAATCCAGATGGGTCTCATGCTGTTGCGGAAGCGTTAACCTTTGTGCCTGGAGGCGTAATCGACAATAAATCTGAGTTTTTATCTCTCAGATATGGAGGGGCTGTTAGGCAAACATATGATGATGATGGTGTGAAGTGATGAGTGAAGGTATGGCTATCTTTTTGATTGTGGTGCTGGTGTTGGCACACTTGGTGGCAGTTTGGACTGCGGTTGCAAAGAAGTGATATGACTTTCTACGTGATATTGGCGCTTTGTGCGTGTGCTCTTGTGTTGGCCGCACATTGGTGGTTAGATGACGATGATGACTTTGGGTGTTGTGTATGAGTGATAAGCCTAGATTTTACCCGAATAGGACCAATGCCCCGGCTGGAGGTGGTTGGCGGTATACTGTGCCGGAGACAGGTGCTTATATTGTGGGCACGACAGAGGGGCAGTTGATAGAGAATGTCAAGAAGCACTATGTTGCCAATGACTTTCATGTGCCCTTTGGGCTGAGAGAGCTTGTTGAGGAGCAGATTTGTAAGGATGTGCCAGACTATTGTGTGCCGGATGGGCCAGAATTGAAGCCTGTCAAGAAGCAGCAGCACAGGTTTGTGCATGAGATCGTGTCTGGGACGAAAACGCTCTGGAGTTGGTTGGTTACAGGGGGTGGAGCTAGTGTTGATGCTGGGGAGGCAGAAAGGAGGGCTGCTATCTGTGTAGGGTGTGTCGAGAATCAGGAGCCGGGAGGTTGCACGAGTTGTGCAAGGGCTGCGATGTTGCAGCAGATTGCTAGAATTGCGCCGGGTGAGACATCTCAAGGGGATAAACTGAAGGCTTGTAGGGCTTGTGGGTGTAGTTTGAAGGCGAAAGTGTGGGTTCCTACTGAAATCTTGCAAAAAAACATGCCGCAGGCTATAAAAGACGACTTGCCAGCACATTGCTGGGTAAATGGACAGTAAGATTGTCAGATTCTATTCTCTTTTAGAGGAAATGCAAGACTTGGGTGTGCCTTTTATGGTAGCTGCCCAGACAGAGACGCAGTGGATCATCAGTGCAACACCTATGAGGAGTGTGGAGGACTGGGACAGCATGGCGGTGGCAATGCAAGTGTTCATGGAGCAGCAAAGAGATAATCAAGAGGAAAGTCGAATCCTATGGAACTGACAGCGAGTAAAGCACAGGCTAAGTTTTGCATGTGGAAGGAGGCAGCGAAGCCTAGATTGCAGAAAGCTGCTGTCATTCAGGGCATGTTTGACGGGAATCCGCCGTTTAGGAGGGACAAGAAGCGGGCGGCGGGCACCGATTGGCAGGCAAATTTCAACACTCTGGAGGGAGCTAGTAGGAAGGACAGTGCCAAAACGCCGTATTATGAGCTTTTCAGCAGCAATCGGACGTATGCCACGATTCAGACTGTGAAGGATAACCCAGAAGGGTTGTCCGCTAATGATGCTAGCGAGAAAATGACGGTCGAGTTTGACCGCATGATGAAGGATTGGAAGAGCATGGATGCTAATGTGTGGCTCATGCTAGATGATTTTGTAGGCTTCAATAAGGGATTTTTCTGGTGGCCCACAGAGGATTGGCGTTTCTGCCACATCGATTGGAATAAGGTCTATTTTCCTGATGGCTATAGCATTGATCCCGAGACCTGGGAGGAGTTTGCACTAGAACACAGTTTTACAGTGTCGCAGTTGTGGAACTTTGTCAATAAGGGCGAGGGTAAGGGGTGGAATAAAGAGGCTGTGATGGAGGCCATGAAGTTGGCTGTGCCTGATTGGGAAGAGGACGACCCGATGGCGATCCAGAAGCGGCTCAATGATAATGTAGTGGAGCCCCATACTATGGCGAAGACGGTCAAATGTGCTTCGATGTTTTGGTTAGAAGATGGTTGGTGGCATCGGATGGTGGTGCCAGTGCAGGAGGACACCACAGAGAAGGGTTACACAGGACCAGAGTCACGGCTGGAGAGGGAAGTAAACACACCAGAACGGAAGAATTTAGGGGATAATGGTTGGCTTTATAGTCGCAACCGCATCTCTGAGTCCATACGTGAGATACTAGCACCGTTTGTGTTCGAGGTCAACAGTGGGAGTATTAATGCACTGGAGGGTCTCGGAAAGCGAATCGTGTCTTTCATGCAGGTGAAGGACAGGATTGCGAACAAGGTTGCCGACAATACCTTGATGCGCCAGAACATTGTGTTAAATCAGGTGGGTAGCAATACGGCTGCGACCGGGTTAGTGCAAGTGGGTGATGGGGTAACGGTGATTCCACAGGGATATGAGGCTGCTACAGGGCAGATTAGTGGTGACGTGGAGTCCGGTTTGGCTGTGAGTGGGGCGTTTGACCGGCAGCTAGATGTGAATACTGGCATTTATCGACCTCAGTTTGAGAAGCCAGCAGGGAACCCAGAATCTGCTACGGCTGCAAGCATCCGCTTCAATCAAGCGACTGTTTTGACAAACAGTGCGGTTAATCGATTTATCTCGCAGCTCGATGTGTTGTTTTTTGAGATCTTCAGACGAGCTACTAAGAAGAATTTGGCAGGCAGCGGGCCTGGTGTCAAGTCAGCCAAGAAGTTTCAGAAGAAGTTAAAGGATGCTGGGGTGAGTGACGCACAGATTCAGGATGTGATCGAGGAGTGTGCGGTTGTTGCTACGAGGTCGATAGGGAATGGCTCTCCGGTGATGAAGCAGCAAGCGGTTAACTCGTTGAACCCTATGGTTCCATTTATGGGGCAGAGAGGTTTGGAGAACTATCAGCAGGATTATGTTGCGGCGTTTGCGGGTTACGAGAAGGTGAGTCGATACTTTCCTGATGAAGATCGGAATAATATACCGACTAATGACGACTGGCAGGCAACCCGTGAGAACAATGACATGCAGCAAGGGGCTCCGCCTTTGATTGCTGAAGGGCAAGACCATGAAGTGCATGCCTTGAGGCATTTACAGGCTGGGATTCAGGCTGTGCAAGCGGTAGAGCAAGGTGCAGATCCTACGAGTGCTGCAATCTTTTTGCAGTTGGCGATTCCTCATACGGCTGAGCATGTGTCGCAAATTGCTAGGCCAACTGTTCAGCAGCAAATGGCGCAAGGCCTACAGCAACTTGAGCAAGGATCAAGGGTGGTTCAACAGGCTGTGGCAGAGCAGCAAAAACAGCAGCAGCAGGCCCAGCAGTTGAGTTTTGAGCAGCAATTGCAGATGCAGGAGGCTGCGTCTAAGATGCAGGAGAGGGATATGAAAACCCAGCAGCAACTTCAGCACAAGCAGGCGAAGTTTGAACAAGATGTGACACAGAAGGCTGTGCGATTTCAGCAAGACACCTTGACGCAAGGACAATAGAGTGTTACCTGTGAAGTATGGAAGGACCAACGTCGAGAGTCGAGCGGGCAAACGCTGCGCTTAGGCGTAGCAGTGGAGCAGGCAAGGGAAGCAGTCCCAGGAATTGCTTCTCAGAGAATTATCGCAAGAATTATGAGCAAATCTTCACCTCGAAGAAGACCAAAGAAACATTATCCGTTACAGGGCACAACTCTGCTGGAGTGGCAGGCTGATACAGACTTAGTAAGGTGGGCGCAAGAGGAGCCACGCTTTAGGTTGGCGCTCAATGTGTTAATCAACGAGCGAAATAGTAAGTTTGTTGATAGTGTCATGCCTACTGAGAGTAGGCAGCTAGGCAGGGTAGAGGGTTTCGAGAAAGCCATTGGGTTTTTTGAACAGTTACAGAGATCAAGGACAGAACAACTACCAGTAGACGAGAATATTACATATGAGTCAACCGACCAGTGAACCCACCCCGACTGTGCCAGTAGATGCTATGAAGGCAGGCGCACAGTCCCGGCTAGAACGGGAAGCAGAAGGCCCATTGCCGGATTCTTTTAATCCAAGTGATTTGGAAGCCGCTCGGCAGCAAGATTTGCCGAAGTCTGAGCAACAGCAGCAAGAGCAACAAGAGCAACAAGAGCAGACGACAGAGGAGCATAATACGGAGGATTCAACTAATCCTGTTGAGATTCCTGACCTCCAGAATCTACCTAAGAAGGCACAAGACTGGAAGTCACTAAAGGAAAAGCATAATGCTGAGAAGTTGGCGTTGGAGCAGAAGATCCAGGAGCTTTCAAGTAGCCCGAATGAGGAGTTGGAACAGCTACGGAAACAGAACGAGGAATACAAGCAGGCGCTGAGAGAGACTGCCATTGAGCGTGATCCTGAATTCAACTCCAAGTATCAAACTCAGGCCGATGTAGCGATCCGTAATGCTAAGTTGGCAGCGGCAGATAGGGGTGATGAGCTCGCCAAACTGCTAGAGATGCCTTCTAGTGTGTTGAGGGATCAACAGATTGATAAGATAATTGAGGAGTTGCCAAACAGTTCTCAGAGGAGGATTAACGCGGCGCTTTCGACACTGGAACAAATTGACATCAGTAAGCAGGCTGAGATTGCAGCGGCGAGACAGAATTGGGATGCACGGATTGAACAAACCACACAACAGCAACAACAAGCCAGACAGCAACAACAACAAGCCAGACAAACAGCCTTCGACAAGCACCTTGCAAAGCTTCAGGCAGATGGCGATGATGGATACTTCGCCTATCAAGCTGGAAACAGCAAAGCGTCTGAGGCGATTGAGTTGGCAAAGAGGGTCATTAGTGGGGATCTAGGGCCAGAGGAGGAAGCAAGGGTTGCTCTAACTGTCGGGGCTAGTGGTCAGTTGTTTGAGTTGGTGCAGAGCCAGCAAAGCGAGATCGAGCAGCTTCAGGCGAAGCTCTCTAAGTTTGAATCGAGTGTGCCGGGGAATGGTGTCAAAGAGCCCGCTGCGACTGACCTGAAGCAGAAGGATTACTACGATAAGGGTTACAGTAATGACTTCATGAGCGGGCTGCGTGCGGCTCAGAATGCCCAATGACCCAGCTGGTTGTTACATCATTAGATAGCGAGAATTTGGGCTACTTCCGGTTGAATCTGGAGGTAGCCCTTAAATATGGTGCAAAGAGTAAGCACCATTTGTTGGTAGTGCATGACGATAACTTGTCTAGGTCAAGTGTTGATAAAGTTGCGAGGACTTACTTCGAGACTGTCAGTTACTTCAAGCACGATGAATGGGAGAAGCTGCAAAAGTTTCCCACCAGAGAAAACTTCATTTGGCAGCACACGGCACGACACATAGAAGAGAACTATGCCCATCGCTATGACTGTTGGTTATGGTGGGAGCAGGATGCTTGTCCGTTGATCCAAAATTGGGTCGATCATGTGTTTGATGAAAAAACACGGCTGAAGAAAACTTTTGTGGGTTATGTGTATGGCACAACACACTTACCTCAAGCCTATATGGATAGGTGTGGGATCTGGCCGTCTGAGATTTCAAAGTATCTAGTGCATACCGGGGCTTTGTATGCCCAGAGTGCACCATTTGATAGGCTTGCGGGGCCTGATGTCATGAAGGATGTTGGGCACACTGACAAGATCATTGTGGACCAGGGCTCCAATTTTCGGTTTTCAGAGATTAAGATCCAGTTTCCTGACGCCTGTCTGTTGAGGGGTTGTGATGGGAGGCAGCAGGAGGTTTTCTTAGGTAAGCGAGACATTGGAGAACTTGATACACAGGTGAGGAAAGATCGGTATGATAGTTTTTTAGATCAAACGGATTGGCCCTGTGGTATATTTGCGTTTCCATATGGGGAGAAAACGTGTTACTTCAACCCAGCTATTGCAGAATATGACGGCAAGTTGTGGTTGTTCACAAGAAGGTTTCGGTTTGGTATCCCAAAAGTGCATGGTGTGGGCTACTGGGACAAGCACAGTGATTTAGTGATCTGGAGGGTGAGACCTGACTCGATGACAGTTGCGGAGTCGTTAACGCCGAGACCTCCTCGAAGGTGGGACCAAGAGAACTGGGAAGATCCACGGGTGATGATTAAGGACGGTCAAGTGTATCTGTCTTTTGCGACATGGGTCCGAGATCACAGGTGGACGATTCGACAAGCTCTCGTGAAGCTGGATGAGGACTGGTCAAAGTTTGAAGTCGTGGCAGAGACCAACTATGGGGGCAATGCAAGTAAACCAGAATCGGGTAGTCGCCATGAGAAGAATTGGACTTGGTTTGACCATGATGGATGGCATTGTGTTTACAGCCCTTCTCCGCATTTAACTTTCAAAGCAGGGAAAGGCCATAGTGTTGAGATGCAATGGAAAGCTCGCACAAAGATGGTGTGGGAATACGGGGAGATTCGAGGAGGCACACCGCCAATTCGTTTGAATGATAGTGAGTATTTGTCGTTTTTTCATAGTAGTGAGAGGTGGCGAGGTAACAAAAGACGCTACTATATGGGGGCCTACACGTTTGAGGCTAAGCCCCCATTCGAGCCTCTCCGTATGACGCATGAGCCTTTGTTGATTGGCAGCGAGCATGACCCTAGAGTGTTCGAGGGGCCGTTGGTGATTTTCCCTGGTGGGGCTATTAGACAAGATGACAGTTTTCTGGTGGTGTTCGGAGTGAACGATGAGAACTGCGGTTGGGTAAAAATCCCAGAGAAAGACTTAGATGGTCTGTTGCAATCAGTGCATGATGGTGGTAAGTTGAAGAAACTATGACAGTTGAAGAATTAATTGATGATTTGCAGGGATTGGAGTTTGAATTTCAAGATGCTCCGGTAGTGCTTGGATCTTTAAAAAGTAGCGAGGTGACCTCGATTGTATCTGTTAAAGGTGAACGTATGGACGGTAGCATTGATCGATTGGTAATACTTCAATAAAAACAACTGGGATGAAAAAAACCAAAGAGCTTCCTCCAGTCTACTGCATTGTCTACGATGAAGAGCGCAAACGGCGGGAATCGTGTGTTCAGCACTTGGAACAAGAGCAGGGTTTGAAGCCTAGGTATGTCTCGGGGATACAGGGTGAGACAATAGGGCTGAGGGCAACAAATCCGTATCAAGACGATGAGTTTGGTGCAGGGCAGTATATCCACAATACGGTGGTGGGCCACTTTTTGTCTTATAGGTCAGCATTGGCGGCTGCTTTAGCTGAGGGTCATGAGAAGTTTTTCATGTTGGAGGATACTGTGAGGCTGATTGATAACTTCCAGAAAGTGTGGCAAGATAGTGAGGAGAACCTACCGGCTGACACGGATGTTGTTCAGCTTCAGTATTACTACACGGACGACAAAGATGGTAGGTATGAGAAGGTAAACGACAGTTTTGCGAGATGCTACCGTTATCCATTTCAGACTGGGGCAATTTACTGGACACGAGACGCAGCACGAAAAGCAGTAGCTATGCTGAGACCAGTGGACCGGCCTCTCGACGTCATGCTCTTGCAAAGGATCTACCCGTTTCTGAACCACTATATTACGGTGCCTCGACTAGCAAAATGATCACGATTGCCTACATGACCAACAGGAAGAACCCAAGGATTAGGTGGTTCTTTGATTCTTTGCATAGAGAGTGTGGGGATGATTACAGCGGGATTAAGTTGGTCGTTGTCGATTTCTATGCTCAGAAGGGTCACCAGTGGGGCACCACTCAAATTGTTAACCGGAAAGCTGAGTTCAAGAAGATGGCACATTGTGACATTGTGCATGTGCCACCTAAGCCAACAGTGTGGCAAGGTCCGCATCGATTGACAAATCAAGATTGGTTTGCTGCGAGCAACGCACGGAATACTGCGTTGTGTTATGCCGAGGGTGAGTATCTTGTGTGTGTTGATGACCTTAGTGTGTTGTTGCCGGGCTGGTTGAATTGGCTGAACTTTGCCATTGAGCGAAAGTGGATAGCATGTGGGGCCTACAAGAAAATGCTAAATCTGGATGTTAGGGTGGGTGAAATTACTAATGCCGAGGAGTATCCAGAAGGAATAGACAGCCGACTAGGGCACTTCAACAATACAGCCCCTACAAGAGTGACAGGTAACTCGGCGTTTGGCTGTAGCTTTGGAGCACCCATTGAAGCTTTGCTGAAGGTTAATGGCTGGGACGAGGATAATGACAGTATGGCGGGGGAGGATTACTGTTGTGGCATGATGCTGGAGCAGCAAGGTTACATGCTGTATTATGTGCCGGGTATGATGACTTACGAGTCAGAAGAAGCCCATCATGAGGACACTCCATTCAAGCGAGTCATTAAGCCGTATCAGGGATCCATTGATGCTAGTCATCGAATGTTGAATTGGGTGAAAGAAGGGCGGCGACCAAAGGGTCATAACTATGATGGGTGTGATTTAAGGGAGTTGAGAGAACGTATTCTGGCTGGTGAAGACTTCCCGGTGACGCAAGTGCCAGAGCATGACTGGAGAGATGGTCAACCGTTAAGTGAGATGTAATGAGCGAAGCTGAAAAAAGAACAGTGACTATTATGCCTGCAACGGCGTTGACACACGAGATGTTCAACGTCTGTAAGCGGGCCTTGGAATCACATAAAGCAACAACACAGGCGCATTTGATTTGTTTGGACAATCAAGACGCTGACCCTGGCCTACAGCAAGAGTTGCAGAAGCTGGTCGAGTCGCTAGGTTACGAATATGACTTTAGCAGAGAAGACTTCTCGTTGACGAAGTTCTGGAACCGAGGCTATGAGATGGCAGAAGGGCGGTTTGAATACGTCGTTCTTTCGAATGCCGATGTGCTGTTCCACAACTTCTGGTTGCACTATTTGTTGGAAGCTTGGGCACAAAATGACAACGCCAGTAAGTATCTGTCGATGCACCCTTACACTTACAGTGCGGTGCACCCTTACACTTACAGTGCGGTTAACAGGGGTGTCAACTACAGGTCAACAACAGTTCCGCTACATGAAACACGTCTCGTGGAGCAACCACAAATGCATTGCTCTCTTTTTAGAACGAAGGACCAGTTTAGGTTCGATGAGCAGTTTGAAAGATATGAGTGTGATTGCGATTACTGGTATTGGATGAGATTTAACAACCTGCAAGCAGGGATTAACTATGCTAGCCGGGTTGACCATCAGATTCAAGGGCTCGTGAAACAATTCAATAAGGCCTCGATGGATAAGATCGCGGATAGTGATCGAATGAAGTTTTTTGCTAAGTGGGAACCTGTGTTAGTATCAAAGTAATGAGTGACACGGTAACAATAATGCCTATTGTCTGCCAGCACCCTGCGCAGTTGGCGATTTACAGGGCAGCTTTCAGGTCCCACAAGGCAACATGTGATTCTAAGCTAATTGCTATCTTCAATGAGAATCACACAAAGGAGCACACAAAGTTTGCGAGTCTCATGCGGGAAGAGCTTAACAGATTAGGCTATGATTGGGTGCATTATCATGATGAGTTTAATCTGAATAAAATTTACAACTATGGGCTGGATAGGACAGAAAGTGAGTTTGTGGTTTTCAGTATCGCAGACACACTTTTCCTTGGAGACTGGTTGACTCCTTTGAAAACGTTGTTGGCTACAGGCAAGTATCATTCAGTGCAAGGCGTTAGTCGAGAAAATGGGGATGGGTATTTCTGTTATTACGACAAAGCTAAAGAACAGGTAGGAGGTGTCTTAGAGACTACGGAACCCTGTGGTTATCACTTTGTGATGCGGAGAGACAAGGGTTTTCGCTGGAATGAGGAAGTGGGCATCTACTACCCTGATATTTTTTATCGTGAGGAGTTAGCACGCATAGGGGAAATTTGTGCGGTGTGTGCTCACAGTCATGTTGAGCATTTGGGTGCACCTATCGCGTATTTGAACACACATCATGGGCCTTCCTGGGATATGCGGGAAGTTAATGAGCAGAAGGTTTTGGACAAGTATCGAGCCATGGGCAAGTCATGAAGTGCTATGTCATAGGATTGAAGCGTTTGTCCGAAGAGTTGAATGCAACGTGCTCGTTGTTGGAGAGGCATGGGTTTGATCCTGTGAAGTATTGGGGGTTTGACGGTCACATCACAGGTTTAGAGCAGACTAAGCATTTGTATGACAAGGACGAGGGAGGTGCTAGGAGCATCGGGGCATTGAGTATTGGCAATGTGATATCTCAAGTTTCGCTTTGGAAGGCGTTGCAAACAATGGAGCCGGATGCTGAGCACTATCTGGTCATGGAGGATGATGTTAGGTTCAATGTTGATAACCCTATTGAGAGGATAGAGCAAGCGTTTAGTGTGCTGCCCGATGACTGGGATCTGTTTTATGTGGGCTGCTCTGGAGGTTTCTGGTGCATCCAGGAAAAGTATGACTACGATGTTTGCAAAATCGCTACAGCATTCACCACGCATTGCTTTTTCATTCGTAGAAAAGCATTAGATTTTTTGATAGAGAAGTGTGAGAAAGTATGGGCTCCGATTGACTTGCAGATCATTTTTGAATGCGCCGAGCATTTAAACCTGTATGCCTTCGTGCCTCGTATTGCGGACCAATTAGACACAGAGTTAGGTGAGTAGAGTATGACACCTGAGAAATACGCAACAGAGTATATGCCCCTGCTTCACGGATGGTGTGAGACCGAGAAGGCATTAGATATGATAGCGGGAGTGCGTTCCGATCAACCTCGTGTGTGTGTGGAGATTGGAGTGTTTGCAGGGCGTTCATTGTTTGCTGTGGCGCTGGCATTGAAGGAGCTAGGGGTCGGTCATGTTTACGGTATTGAGCCTTGGGCACCACAACCTTGCAAGCAAGGGTTACCAGACGAGGACGCGAATGCTCAGTGGTGGGAAAGCTTAGACCACACGCACATTCAAGACTTGTTCTACGATCACCGAAGGGCATTAGATGTTGAAGACTACTGCTCGGTGTTTAAGAAGACCAGCGAAGGAGCATTAGGTGACATTAAATCACTAGGTGCCATTGACTTTTTGCACATTGACGGTAACCATAGCGAGGAGGTCAGTTGTCTGGACGTAGAGAATTACTTGCCACTGATGCGGCCAGGGGGCCAGATTTGGTTTGATGATGTGGACTGGGAGACCACAAAGCAGGCACAACGGAAGCTGCATGACAAGTGTGATGTTGTTAGAGTTATGCAAAGTTATGGTATCTTCAGAGTCAGAGGTTGACAATGAAAGCAGATAAAAAGAACCTGAATTGGGAGTTTACACAACTCGCGCCGAACGTTCATCGACTACGCTTCACAGGATTGAAGGCGGGTGATGAACGTTCTATTCTGTTAGGTAGTGACGATCATTGGGACTCCACAGACTGCAATCGGCAAGTATTGCGGGAGCATCTCAGCGAAGCCCAAGCTCGGAACGCTCCTATTTTCAGGTTTGGAGACCTCTTTGACTGTATGGGTGGTAAGTGGGACAAGCGAGGCGTTAAAGACAAGGTTCGACCAGAGCTTCAGGTCCATGACTACCTTTCTAAACTTCCACGAATAGCGGCTGATTGGTATGCTGAATTCCCTAACCTAGCCCTAATTACACCAGGCAATCACGAGACCGCTATCACCAAGAGGCATGAAGTGGATCTCATGCAGTTGATGCAGGATCGTTTGCACGCTAAGGGCCTGAAGACGATGATTGGTGGTTACTGGGGCTTTGTGCAGATACAGTTTCAGAAGTCAAACAGTTCACAGATATTACAGAAAACGCTCTATTATCATCACGGTTATGGTGGGGGAGGTGCTGTGACTGCCGGGATGATCGACAACAGCCGAACCCGCGATGACTACATTGCGGACATTTACTATTCTGGTCACATCCACAGGCGCAATCTGGATGATCGGGTAGTTACTCGATTGTCAAAGCATGGCAATATCGAGAGATGTCAGCAGCTTTTTCTACGTGGGAGCGCTTACAAGTGTGAGCACAAGCCTTACGGTTTTCACGTCGAAAACGGCAGGGCCGCTAGGCCACTGGGTGGATGGTGGCTTAACTTTGGGATTTCTTTCAAAGGACAGAGCATCATGCAGGTTAAGATGTCCCCTGAAATGGCTCTATGACACAAAAGAATGTCAATGAGCTAGTTATCATAGGTCTCAGCGTGATTGTGCTTGCAAGTGTCTGGGAAGGATGTCGTCATGTCGGTCTGTCGTTTCATGAGATACGCATGGAACGAGATACATTCCGCAACGCTTATCTACAGCAATCAAAGGTTAATGACAGAATCTCAAGGGAACTCGCAGAATGCCAAAAAGCTACAGCCCACTAAAGAAAGACCTCTGGACATTGGAGCACGCAAGCACTTTGTCCTACCTCGATGTTGGCACAAAAGACCCAATCGAAGCCAACGACACCTACCTCCTGGACCTTAACGGATGGGAGGGGGTGTCAGTTTCAGAGTGGTGGGAATTCGAGGAAGCCTACCGACAAGTGAGAACTTGTGACTATGTTAACGAAGATCCACTTGCCATTGATTGGGACGGATTTCTGAATCAGTATTTCGAGGACTCGATAGTTGGTTACCTGAGTTTGAACGTGAGCACTCAAGCTGACGTCATCCTGGCTAACATACTACCTCATAGAGTGTTCAACTGTGTGACTGTGAAGCATGGAGGACAGAGTGATTACCGGGATAGCATCAGGGGAGTGTTGAAGGTTGGAGGTTACCATCCGCATAAGATTGACGTGGAGGGCGTTGATTTCTGGCTAAGAACTAATTAAGAAGAATTTAGTTTTCAAGAGTAGAGCATCTGCAATGCAGGTGCTCTTTTTTTGTGTTGACAGCATTGCAAATGCAATGCAAGATACGCATGTCGAGCCTGAATAGGCTCAGCAGTGCCCAACTGCTGGCTTGACTTATTCGAATAGACCTAATCCGTCTCCGTGGTCTAGAGGCAAATAGTGAACACAGAAGGTCTGTGTTCAGAACCCTTAACTATTTGTTAGAATATGTCTTGCGAAGCAGTAACTAATTTCTTGCACAATGAGACCGGAAGGTTTGTTGTGCCTATCATGCAGCGCCGCGTTTTTGCGCGGAGCTTTTGGATGAATCTTGTTCGTCGTGGCGAATGGGAAAACGGTATGGGGCCGAGTCTCAACGTGCTGTTCTATGAGCGCAGTGCACCCACTGAGGCGAATCCGACCTGGAATTCAATTCACCCTAGCGATGTGATCCCTGATGGAGCGGCTGGCGGCAGCTGTCTGCCTCCTAGTGAGAAGATCAGCATCGCCTCTACGACTCGTAACTTCAACCTGGAGCGTGTGGCACGAGAAGGTCCTGACATTTGTAACATTGATACAATGCCTGCCTTCGACTTGCGGAATCAATTGACCAGCGTTGCTGGTGTTCTTGGCGATTATAGCAGAATGCTGTGGGAAATCAAGTATCGACACGAGTATTTCCGCCTCTGCCAGACGAAGGTTGTTGTTGACGACTGTGGCTCGGCTGCCACTTCCAGTGATAACTTGGCCACCACTTATCCAAGTACTTGTCCAACGCATCCGTTGCACATGGCCATTATCGATCGATACAACATCGACTTGATGCGCGATGGAGCGGGCGCTGATGCACTCTTGCGGGGTGCTGGTGGTTCTCCTCTGGGAATCATGATCGTTTCGAATGAGACTCGTGGGAATATCACTCGTCAGAATGCTGATATTCGAGAGGATATTCGGTATTCGAACGACAAGAACATGTTGATTCGTGGTTTCGGGTTGTCTCATAGCTATGGCGATGTGGTGTTCTTGGCAGATCCTTACCCACGGCGGTTTAGCTGTGCAGGTGGGACCTACACTGAGATTGCAGCATTTGCACTGGGTAGCAATGCAACTCGTGGTCAAGAAGCTGTTGTCAACTCTAGCTGGAAGACCGCTGCAATTGAGGAGTCCTTCCGGTTCGATCCTGAAGTGTTTACTTCGCTGATTCCTCGGCCTCCTACTAATCCGCATCCTGATTTCCGGTTTGACCCGGTGAATTTTACCGGTGCTGTGCAGTTGAAGAACATCCTCGATCGCACATGTAACCCTGATGGAACGGTGGTCTACCATCGTATGCAGTTGGCCAATGGATCTATGCCCGGTGAGACTTGGCGCGGTGTCGCGTTTGCTCACTTGCGTTGCGATCCTACTGGTTGCACCACGGCTTGCGTTTCCTAATCAGAAGGAGGAATAGACTATGGCAACAGACTACGCAAACGGAACTCGAAAGGGTAGTGTTTACAATACTACCGCTGCAACTGCCAATCAAGTGGCTGTCACTATCCCGACTGATGAAATCGGGGATGATACGCTCATTAAATTGGAGGCAAAGATCACAGCCGTCGCTAAAGGCAATTACGGTGAAGGCCAGTTCTATTGGCTCGTTGGATTGTTCAAGCGTGACGGCGGAACGTTGGCCCAGATTGGCTCGACTGCTAGTGTTATCACGGCAATTGAATCAGTAGGAGGCCGTGATGCTAACTTCAATGTGAGCGGTAATGACATTCAGATTCGGGTGTCTCCTGCGGATACTACACCGTTGACCTGGAAGGTTGACACTGTGGTTGATGTCACTGTTGGTTACTCTGCCAACTCTGGCTACGTTCACTAATTAAGTAAATCAGGGGGGAGTTACTTAGCTCCCCCCTCTACTCTTTTTCTATGGCGACCTACGAAATAGCAGAACTTCAAAGCCGAGCAAATAGCTCAGGCGCATCTAGCCGTGACATCCATAGCGCGGTAGGTATGATTTTACAGGCACTCAATGAGTCTGCTCCTAGCAGCTTTACATTGGCAGGTGCTGAGGTCGCCAGTGGTAATGACCAGACTCTCACAGTAGATGCCACCGTTGGCGGTGTCCAACTTACAGCTTTTAGTGATGATTGCCGATTTGTTTTGATTGACGTGCAAGACCAACCCGCTAGAGTAACTTTCGATGGTAGTGCTCCGACTACCACCAACGGGCATGTGCTAGCTAGTGGATACTCAGCCACTTGGAGTAAGGCACTAGCTGAGGCTGCTAAGTTTATCAGAGATGGTGGCTCAGACGCGACAGTTCAAGCAACTCCTTTGAAGTAATGGCAGTTGAGCGAAATGGTGAAAAGTTTGCAGGCTTCAATAAGCCAAAGCGAACCCCTAGCCACCCGAAGAAGAGCCATGCTGTCCTTGCGAAAGAAGGCGACAAGACGAAGTTGATTCGGTTCGGGCAACAAGGCGTGAGTGGTGCGGGTAAAAGTCCTAAGACTGCTGCTGGAAAAGCGAGACAGAAAAGCTTTAAGGCCCGCCATGCGAAGAATATCAGTAAAGGCAAAATGTCTGCTGCGTATTGGGCAGATAAAGTGAAGTGGTAAGTTATGCCAAAAGTAGGTAAAAAGAAATTTCCATACACGGTGGCAGGCAAGAAAGCTGCCAAGAAAGCTGCGAAAAAGGTAATGTCCCGCAAGCGCAAAGGTTAATTTATGCCACTGACACGAGAAGGAACCAACGTTAGGGAATACAAGATTCCTGCAATTTACGAGGCTGAGACCACGCAGCAGGTCAAGGATATCCCGCGCCCTGTCGAGAATGCCCATGCGTTCCTGGGCACAACCACGGATGGTAGGCTCTACAAGTTTGATGCATCGAGTTCTGCCGCCGATGATAATTATGGCACGCTCCAGCCGTCCGACACAAGTTGGACGGGCAGGTGGAAGTTGATGCCATACGGCACCGCCGCTGGCACTGGTGACTTTTTCAACGTCAAATCTTTCGGGGCAACCGGAGATGGCACTACTGATGATAGTGCTGCTATCAATGCTGCCATTGATGCGGCTACTGGGGTTGGAGGGGGCACTGTCTATTTCCCCTATGGCACGTATCGATTGTTATCAGCTATCTCTTCTTTGAATGACAGGGGGGTGCGTTTGTTGGGTGTCTACGGGGATGGCCTGATGACTACAGGGGTTGGTGCTGTGCTTGTCAATGACACAGGCGGGGCGGCACTCAATGTCAACAATGCAGTAGTGAGAGGTCAATCTACTGTTATTGAACGCTTAGCAATCATAGACGGCACTACTGGTGGGACTTATTCAATTCAGTTGACGGGAACGTATCAGGTGCTAGTCACAAATTGTGCCTTTGAGACGCCGTTGTTGCTGACGTCTACGAGGGACACTACTATTGACCGTTGTTATTTCACGGGCACAGCAGGGGGTTATGTTCAATTGTCGTCTGCTGCCATTGATACGATCATTCGTGATAGTAACTTTGATGGCAGTGGAGGCAGCTCTTCATGTATTGCTAGTGCTGACTCCGAAATCACAGGTTTACGACTTGTCAACAATCAAGCAGTTAGTTTGAGTGGCACTTTCTTAGGACTCACGCAAGCTAGTAACAAAGTCACGAATCTGCATATTGAAGGTAATCACATTACTTCTACCACAGGCGAGACTGTCACTGCGAGTAAAGCACTTATTGACCTTGCAGGGAGTTTTGCGGATGCGTTTGACGGGGTGTCTATTGAAAATAACTACTTCAATTGGGATGCTGCTACTTATACATGGGGGATTAAAGGGGCCTATGTCAATAACTCCACATTCTCGAATAACCGTTTCGATACTGCTGCGATTACGGCTGACATTTCGTTGGATGCCAATAGTTCCAATAACTATGTCGTGGCTAATGGTTTGTCAGGCAGTTACAGCGACTCAGGCACGGGTAACCAGTTTATTGATTCTTCCAACGCCTTGATCGGCAACAAAACGCAAGACTATGTTAATGACCGCACTAATACACGCCCACCAAGTAATGGGGTGTATTTCAACGGGACAACTGCTGTTCTTACAGGGTCGGGGTCAGTGTCAGACATCATTGGAACAAGTGACTTCAGCATCGCTTGGGTTATGGCCTATCACACAGCGGCCAATGATGATGAGACAATCTTCGATGATGGCACGTTAAGCGTTCGAATCTCGGGGGCAGCTTCAGATTATGTACGGGTTCGAATCGATGGCACAGATTATATCATCACGACCGCAATCACGGCTCATGACGAGTATAAACATTACTGTGTTACGGGCGACCGCGACGGAAACGCTACTCTTTACATCAACGGTGTCGCTAGCGGGACAGTTGATATTTCCGCTGAGTCCGCGACGGTTTTATCGGGCAGCACGTATAAGATCAACAATAACAGTTCAACAGGTATCAATTCGACGTTCCTTTCAGTTCTAGTTTATGATCGCTTGTTGGATGCGACAGAGATTGACCAACTGCAAATAACAGGGAACCAACCAGATGTCTTGGACCAGTGGGGAACCGCTACGGAAGTCCTAACTGACCCAGGTTTCGAGGCTTGGTCATCCCCCTCAAACCTTACCTCATGGACCGAGGGGGCATCTATCACAATTGCCCAGGACGGAGTTAATAAGTATAGCGGAAGCTATGCGTGTCATTACACGTCTTCCGGTTCGTCGATCGTGTCCGGCGTTTTGCATCAGCTACGCCAAAGCTCCATCGTCCCTGTGGGATGGAACCGCGCATCAGTGATTGTTAAAAATGCAGCCGCTGGAGTTTTTGACTTCGGGGTGAATAATGATCGTTGGGTGACTTTTGATGGCACATCTTTGACGGATAGATCTTCTGAAGTTATTGCCGAGTATCCCGGCTCCGAGCTCCGAAGTTATAAATTAACAGATTTGGGCTCTGGATGGTATCGCATCGACCTTGTATTCAAGCTGGTTGCATCCTCGGCCCGCGACTTTGTTTTAGGAGGGACAGGACAATGGTATATTGACGACGCGAGTTGTAAACCAGCTGGTTGCGCTTTGGCACTGTTGCCTGAGAATATTGAATCCAATGGTTCAATCGTTGACGCAACCTCCAACGAGCTAAATGCAACGGCCACTAATGTGACAGCGTTGCAAGTGAAGCCCCAGAGGTCTGGAACGTTCACCCCAGAGTTGCTGTTTGGCGGTGCTAACACCGGGATGACCTACGGCAATCAAACGGGCTATTGGAGAAAGCTGGACGAGAAGACCGTTTATATTGACGCAAGAATCACTTTGACCGCGCTTGGGTCGAGCACTGGTAACGCGACACTAGGAGGCATGCCCTTTACAGCCGCTAATAGAGGACTCGATCACGCGGTTGCCCAGGTGGCAGCGTTCAACATGACCGGGCTCGCTCTAGGCGGTGTGTCTGGTGTCGTGACCTATAACGGAACCGATATAAAGCTTTACGAGAGCTCGGCGACAGGGCTCACCACTATAGATCAAACCGTATTTACCGCGACATCCGAAATCCGATTCAGCGCAGTCTACGAAATCGCTTAAACTATGAAAAAGACAGAATACTTGCTAGGATTGCTCCAAGGCTTGGAGTCTCAAGCTGCAAATCGTGTTCCCGCAAATCGGTTGATTGCAGTGATTAACCGTGAAGGAGGCGCTAAGGACCTAATCTCAGCCCGGAAAAAGCTGACCCAAGATCCTGACGCTGCGAAGCTTCCCGAACTCTACGGCGAGCTCAAAGCGGCTGTCGATGCCTACAACCAAAGCGTCATCGTCACAATGCCAACGATAGAAGAGGTAGCTACTGGGCTGGCGTCTGCTGATAGTGCAGAAGCTGCACCTGCTGACAACGGGGACGCTATCGACATCAATGAGCCCACCCCGTAACAGGGAGATCTGTAGCTGGTTATTCTTGTTAGGCTTAATCATTTGGATTATGCTCTTTTGGTAGCTTATGGCTAGTTCACTTCCAACGCCTGCTGACTGTTGCTCTCCGTGCTCGGGGACAGCTACTGTGCAAGTTCCTGGTCCAGCGGGCTCGGATGGCAGCAATGGCAGTAATGGCACCAATGGTGTCAATGCTTACACGCTAACGGATGGCACCTTCGTCATGCCGGCAGAACTAGCTAACGTCACAGTTACAGTTGACGATAGTAGCTGGATGACATCAGGGCAGGTGTTGTTTGTGCAAACAGCTGGGCACATGGAAGTGCAGAGCACACCAACGGCAACCTCTGTGATTCTCAAGAATCTGGAAGATGCTGCTACTAGTGCTTACCCAGGCAACGCAGCGCCTAGCACAGTTATTTCCAATGACTCTAGTGTGTCTCCGGCAGGCTTGCAAGGTCCCCAAGGAACAGCAGCTAGCGGTACAGCCCCAGATTCTTCAACCTACCTAACAGTTGAGGACGAAACAGCAGATCTACCTAGTAGTGTTCAGTTGGAAGGTCTAGGAACGGGAATTGTTGCGTTTAATGACACAGCGAACACGGTTTCAGTGAAACCTGTAGGGGTCGCTGATAACGACTCCCTGGAAGTTGACGACGCGGCGGGTCTAACAAACGGGGAACTTTGCAGGGCCACTGCAACCGGTATCGAATCCGTCAACGCCGCCACAGGGCGTTCAACTCTAGGCTTGGGCACATCTGCAATCGTTGACACAGGTGTTGCAGACAACGAAGTGGTCACTGTTGATGCGGCTGGGGGTTTGACGAATGGTGAGGTTTGTATTGCCACTGCCGCTGGTATTCAAACGACACCCGCTACGAGTTTGCTGACTGCCACTTACGGGTTGCTAGGTGAAGTGACTGGCGTGGACATGACCAGTGGACCGAACGACAATAACATCTCGATCACGGCTTCACGTTATGCCGTTGACAAAATCATTGTTGAGAATGCCAGTGCAGATGTTTCGGCTGCACAAGCAGGGTTCTTCACCGGCACAGGGGGAGGCGGAACAGCACTCGCAAATAGTGGACCAGGGACACTTTCTAATCTAACGGCTGGAGGCAAACAGCAACAGTTAACGTTGACAGCAGCTGCTACCACAGACACTTTCACAACCTCCACTCTTTATTTTCGCGTGACGGTGGGTGCTGCTAGTGGCACAGCCGACTGTCATGTGTATGGGTATATTTTTGCGTGATGGGTGAAGACATTAAGAATCAGTTGGATGAGCTGAAACAGCTCGTGCATGACATCAAGTTGGCGATCTCAGGTGATGAAGATAAGGGCATTCAGGGGATTGTTCAACGTCAGAGACGCCAAGAAAAACGGCTGAAAACTGTTGAATATACTGTGATTGGAGCGATAGTGATTCTAGCGGTGACTAATGAGGTTGCCCGTGATATCGTATTAAGTTTACTGAAATGAAAAAGACCCTATCAATTCTCGCAATTCTGACTCTTACTGCCTGTGCAGGTAGTCTGATACCCGACAAACGCACTGAATCCGTCAAGGCAACGGAATCCATTGCGAACCAGCAAAGCTTGATGGTGGAAAAAATCACCACCCCCGTCGCCGTTAACGCAGAGGGAATTCCCGTCGCGGAATCCATCAAGCTTTCTCATACCACGCAACAGGATGCCGGGGCCAAGGAAAGTGGAGAGTATTTGCAATCACCGTCGTTTATTGCGTTGGTAGCGGCTCTCTTTGTAGCGATTGGCTTCGGATTGCTTGCCTATAGTGCGTTTGCTAAGAGCACACGGGTTGGACGGGCGGCTGATGGTGCCTTGGGTGCCTTCGCAGATCACTTGAACACTATCATTGCCACCACAGATAATGCTGAAATCAAGACTCAGCTACTCAATCTGAAGGGCAATATCGAAAAAGACCGAGGAAAACTTGCACGTAAGTGAGGAATGACCGGAAAGCGACCTACAGTGGCTTCAGTGCTATCTCTCAAGGGGTTAGTTCTGCTGTTGCTAGTATTGCGCTTCCGGCTTCCCAGTTGTCCTGGCTAGTCAATGGGACAACGAGAAACGGTTATCCCGAGTGCCGTCCTGGCTGGAGTTCGCTAGCGCTTCAGTTCCTTGCGGCGGACGGCACGACGGATACCGCTCTCCGTGATCTTTTCGAAGATGGGTGCTGGCAAGGTGCCCACCCCTACACCGACACCCAGGGCAACAGTCACTTGATTGCTTGCATTTCTGGACGGGTCTTCAAAATTGACACATCAAATCGCAAGGTCACTGACTTATCAGAAGTTAGCGGACAGGTTAATCCTTCTGACCGCCCTCAAGTCTGGATGGTTCAAGCCGAGGAGTTCTTGATCATTCAAGATGGCAGTTCTATCCCATTGATTTTTAACGGGGCAACTCTTCGGAGGAGTATTCCAAGAATCAATGGGGGTAATGAGATCCCTGTTGGGACTGTGATGTGTTACAATGGGGGACGTATCTGGGTCGCCAGCGAAGACCGAAGATCCTTTATTGCAGGCGATTTGGCTTATAGTTTGACACAAAGAACCGCTGATGTTCTGAGTTTTACTGAGAACACTTTTCTGAACGAAGGCGGGGCTTTTGTAGTTCCAAGCCAGAGCGGACGGATCACAGCAATGCAATCTGTCGCTGTTCAAGACACTACCACGGCTCAGGGGCCTTTGCAAGTATTTACTGAAAGAGGCGTGTTGTCTGTGAATGCGCCATTTGACAGATCGGTATGGAAGGATTTACAGTCACCTATTCAGACAATCTCCGTGCTTGCTGCTGGTGCCAGTGGACAATCATCGACAATCAATGTTAACGGCGATATCTGGTATCGCGCAAACGACGGAAT